AACTAATTGTAGGACTTACAGCTAAGGCTACTTTATCTGTTAACTTACCTTCAGCAGTTAAAAACTTTACCGCAGGTAGTTATAACATATATACTCAAGCAGGAAGATTTGGTATTAACAGACAAGATATAGCAGTAGGAAAATCAAAAGCAGCTATGCACTTGCGAGATTTTTATAGAGCTAGTGTAGAAGATGGTGTGTCTACTCCTTATATTCAAAAGGTTAGATACTTTAATATTATGCCAGAAGATCATTTAAACGAAGTTGGTAAAAAAATGTATCGTACTTCTTTAGATAAAACGGCTAATTACAATCCATTGAGGATGTATGCTTTTACTAGACAGGCTTTAGAATTTGAGATGCGTGTAGGAGTAGCAGAAGCTTTATCTAAACAACACCTTATAGAACTTAATAACGGACAGTTTATTCCTATTATGGAAGCCTATACCTCTGTAGGGGGAGTATTGGTGCCTCGTGCTGACATAAAAGACTTAGCAGGATTCTCAAATCAAGAAAGTTACTTTAAAGGTAGATTAAACTTAATTAACAGTTTAATTCATGGTGCTTATGGTGCAATGGACAAAGCTGAATATCAGCGTTATGCTATTGGTCGTTTTATAATGATGATGCGTAACTGGTTTGGTTATCAGTGGTTAAGCAGATTTGGCTCACGTAGAATGTCTATTAGAGCAGGTATGGAGTTCGAGGGCATGTACAGAACCTTATGGAATGTATTAGGTTACAAGGGTAAGTTTTGGCAGTTGATGAGTTATTCAGCTACTTCAGATCTACTAAGCAATAGAGAGAAAGAAAATCTTAAAGGTGTTATGTTTGATACTTTAGGAATTTCTGTTATGATGGGTCTTTCTCACCTTATCAGCCAAGCTGTGTACTCCGACGATGACGATGATGTAGATAATCCAATGGCTTATTTAATGTTATATAATCTTCTTTACTTAGAAGATGAATTAAATACATTACATCCTGTTTTTGGTCCTGCAGCTATTGCTTATTCTCGTATCGAAAATAAAGTAAGTGGAGACAACTTTGCTACCTATTACTTTAAAAAATACTTTACAGAGCCTTTCCGCGTATCTCAAGATATAGGAAGGGCTATGTATGAATATTCTCCTTTCGGAGATTTAGGAATGTTTGATGAGTATGTGCCTTTAAGCAAGAACGGTAAAGTAATGAATCCTAATCGTTACAAACCAGATCCTTTCTTACAAGGTATGCCTGATATCCTTGCCCGTACTCTTAAATTGTTTGCTTTAGATAAATCTGTAAACTATATAATAGGAAACCAAGAGTTTATGTATCGCAAGTACGATTACTTAAATCCTAAATATTTTACTGATTCTTATGAAAAAGAATTACGTCAGGCAAAAAGAGGACAGCGTTCAAATAAACTTGAGATTAAAGCAATCAAAGAAGAGATAAAGTTAATTGAAGATCCAGATACTAAAGAGTTGTTGTATGAAAAAATAGAACGCCTCGAGGCCGAAATAGAAAGAGATAAAGAAGCACAAGAAATTTTAGAGCAGAACTACTCTGATTACACAGGAGCTGATAGAAGATAACCTGTTGTTTTTATTTTATTTTAAATTATATTTGTATTAGCGAGTCGCAAGACTGGTTTATTAACTTAAACGTATACAATTATGGCATGGGACATTTCTCAAAAATTAGACGAGCATTCTAAGAAATTAAGACAGATTGCTGCAAGTACAGGAACATTAGCTGGAGCAGGCGGATTTGTCCGTTACGCAACAGGCACAGTTAACGATGTAAACTTTGTTGCTGTTATTCCCCAAGAAGACACAGTATTTACTTCATTTAAAATAAACGGAGTAGAGCAACTTACTCTTCGTGGTATGTCAGGAGTAACCTTTAAACAAGGTGCCTACTTACCTGGAGGCGGAAACATCACAGGGTTTGCTATCTCTTCTGGAAGTATCATAGCATATAAATAAGACTCATGATTGGGTTAAGTTTTGGCATACGTAATCCTATTAAAATTATAGGTGGAGGGGGAGAAGGACTTTCTCCCGTTAATGACTTAGATGCATTAGCTTATGTTACTGCAGCTAATATTACTAATTCTGCTGAAAGAACCGCTGTAGACAATTTTGTTATTGCTTTAAAAGCTTGTAACATGTGGGATAGAATTTATGCTTTCTATCCTTTACTTGGTAATACATTATCACAGACAACTTATAATTTAAAAGATCCTGCTACCTACCAAATTATTTGGACAGGTAGTCCTGTAATAGCATCTAAAGGATTACAGTTTGATGGAACAACTCAACACGGGGATACAAATTTTTCTCCTGCATCTGTTCCTGGATTTTCGATAGCTGATTTTATGTTTGGATGTTATGACGCTACAGGATTTAATTCTAGAACAGAAATTCCTATGGGTATTACAGAAACCGTAGGAGGTGTAGTAGGTTATAGCAGAGCTAGAGCAGTGTGGTTTTCTACCAATTACAACTTATTAGATATTTGGTCTTTCAATGAAGACGCTGCTCGTATTGTTTTTAGTGGAGTAAATGAAAATGGCCAAGCTGTAGGTCACTGGACATTTTTAAGAAGGTCAGTAAACGAAGCAAAAGTATTTTACTTTAATACAGGATCAGGCAGTAACTATATGAAGGGGCAAAACTCTGTTACTATAAATCCAAATGCTTCTTTAACTAATAAAATGTTTTTAGCAGCTGCTTCTGACGGTGCTCCAGGAGCAAATACACCTAACTTACGTTCAAATAAATTATATAAGTATTTTTACATGTCAAAAGCTGCAATTAACGATGCTCAATTCTTGCAGTTTAGACTAGCTTTGTATAACTTTCAAATAGCATCAGGAAAATAATGGCACAATACATTGTTATATCACAAGAAGTAGCTGAAACTAATGTTGGTTTGCGTAGGGGTGTAGATACTTTTAATTACGCTATTACTTTAGATGGTCGCTACGTATGTAACGCTAATGCATTACAAGATTTTGGAGACATTCTACCACAAGGCGCTCCTATTATAACTTTAACTGATGATGATTTCCCACCAATAGTTGTTAATTGTCCATAATGAAAACTACTACTTTGTTATATTCTTTCACTACTCTCTGTGCATTTTTTGGCACGTATTTTTTTAATCTAGGCGCAGAAAACATTGACCAATATTTAGCGGTTGTTTGTGTGGTATTTATTGATGGATTCTTTGGGGTTATTGCTGGAACCAAAATGGAAGGATTCCGCACAAATAAAGCTATTAGAGTCTTACAGACTTTAGTAACTTGGATTTTCTTATTGACAGGAGTACTTGTTATTGAGAAAGGCTTTGATGGAACTTTCTGGTTAAGCGAAACTGTAGTTGCTCCTTTTATTCTATTTCAATTAATATCAGCTTTAAAGAATGCAGCTCGTGCTGGCTTACTAAAGAATGAATTACTTACAATCATTCTATCAAAAATAGATACTCATAAGATAAATGAAAAACAAGATAAATAGCGTACAAGGGACTCTAATTGTAGTCCTTTTACTTATTATAACCCTAGTACTTTCTTATAGACTGTTCAGTCCTAAAGAACAAAGTGACGCACGTTTGTTCTCGTACTTAGATTCTATAAATAAAAAGAACGAACTTTTATTTGCTAAGGTTGATTCTTTACAGAAAGTAAAAACTCAGCTTTACAAAGAGTACACTAAAGTTAAATTAAAATATGACACAATTCAGATTGCTATTGATACTATGCCTGATCTTGAAGGTACAAAACTCTTATTCTCAATCTCTAGACAGCTTACCGCTAAAGGAATTGAATAAAGAGTTTCTCAAAGGCATACAAGCCCGTGAGAGAGTAGTTGCTTTACAACGTATAGTAAAGACAGATAGCGTTATTATCAAAAATTACAAAGATTCTGTAGTGCCTAGCATGCAACACGTCATAGATACTACAGGTGTAGAGTTAAAAAAGTACTATAAACTCTACGATGAAAGTCAAGAAGAATTAAAATTTTACAAAAAAGGTTTTTGGGGAGCGATTGCACTTTCATTTCTTTTGATTATCTTCCATTAATTTATTTAATTAATGCTACCCTAATGACTATTCAAGAACTAGAGTTAGAGATCAATAAGTTTTTTCTCGACTCAGAAAAAGACTCAGAAGGTACAGGTACTCGAAAGATAGGCACTTATCCTAATGCTGTAATAATGAACAGCACACATTACAAGAACTTTTTAAAAGAACTGTTCCACGCAGAAGATAACGTAGAGATTCCTGAAGGAGTCTTTATTGCTTCTATCTGCGGTTTAAAAGTTCTTTTTTCTGAAGAAATTGAAACACCTAGAGTAATTAAAATGTAAATTTGTACATCAATCGGGGATAACAGGAATCGACAGGATTGATTGGGTTTAATGCTCACGCAGAGAGATGGTACTGTTCTCTATAATCACGTATCAAACTAATTAAACGGCAACGTAGAATTATCTGACATGACTTTTGAAGATGCAGTTGAGTTCGTGAACGAATATCAAATGGCAGCCTAAGTCACGGGGAGTCATCCCCTGGAACAGAAAATGACAAGTTAAGGTTCTTGGACCTAAACCAAGTGGTGGAATCTGACTTCGGTCAACCCTACGGTGCAGAGCTTGCTCAGTACTAAGCGTGTAAACAGCATTAGATTGCAACTTTCTCTGGACGAGGGTTCAATTCCCTCTATCTCCACAAAAAAAAGAAACCCAGCCTATTAAGACTGGGTTTTCTTTATTTAGTAGATTTAACAGTTAGTATTTTGGTCCGCCTGTTTCTGCAAAGAATCTGTTTACATCCTCAATGTTAGTTAAAGAAATAACTACAGGTTCAGAAGTAATTTCAAACTTCTTAACTTTTACAGGAACTTTCTTTTTGCTTACGGGATCAATCTTAAACTCATACTCTACAGGATTTAGTTTATCTGCATTGTGCGCCAATACAACGGCTAATCCTTTGTCTTCGGGATAAGTCATAAGAACCTTGTCTAGGTCAAAACAGAAACCAGTTTTGGTAACTAGTTCCATTTCTTCCCCGTCTTCGATTTTTTGTTTTTCGGTATAATAAAATAGTCTCATATTACTTTTTAGGTTTTATTGAATTAGGTTTTTTTGGATTACGTTTCTGCAGATTAGGTTTCTGCGTAACAGAGTCAGTGATTTGGTCATTTACAGCTGCTGGAACTTTCTTAGCTAAAATTGTAAGTTCTTCCATCATTCTATTTTTCTGTAAATCAGACATCTCTTTATTTATAGTATAGTTATTTCTTAAAATATCTAAACTAGTTCTACTACAGGCCACTGACAACTCGTTTTGCGCACACTGTCTGCTTAAATTAGCATTGATACTCTTTAATTCATTAATTAAAGAAACTCCCAATACAATTAAAATACCTGCAATTAAAGTTAAAACAATTACTATCATATTACCAAATAATTGAAATGTCCATGGCACGTACTAAAATCTTATGCTCGTCTTCTACTTCTACGATCTCAGCCATAGCTAAAGTAGTAGGACTTACATATACTAAGTCGCCTACATTTAAGTCGGTTACTTCATCTCCAACAGCAAATACTGCAAGAGCGTTGTACTTCTTTAATTCATCGGCAATTAACTCCTTCTCGATTTCAGGAGATAACTCTAACCCTAAGTCTTTAATCTTAGGTTGGTCTAATAAGACTCTTGTTCCTCTAAGTTTCATAGTTATATTGTTTTGGTTGGTTTATTTTGATTTTCTATTTATGCGACTTACTTCAATGTCACAATTTTTTAAAAGATTAATACCAGACTTATCTTTGTAGTCTTGTAAATAATAAACTTTTTTAATTCCGCTTTGAATAATCAACTTTGCACATTCTAGGCAGCAGGAGTGCGTCAAGTACATTGTAGCCCCTTCTGTAGATATAGGTGACTTACAAGCCTTGGTTATTGCATTAGATTCTGCATGTAGAACATAAGCATAGGTTACATCATTTTCCTCACACTTGTTAGGCGTACCAGAGGGCGTGCCATTGTATCCGAAGGAAATAATGTTTCCGTCTTTTACAATAACAGCGCCCACTTGTAAACGCTTGCAGTAAGATTCTTGAGCGACTCTTTCTGCTATGTCTAGGTATAGGTTTAGTTTCTTTTCAGCGTGAGTTAATTTGTACATAAATGGTAGCGATAAATTTCTTTTGAATAATCTAATTCAAAGTTAAAGTTAACTATTGGTAAAACACTCAACGCAGCTGTAGAAAAATCATCAAAGTTATTCTGTTTGAATTGTTGATAATCTTGGATATAAGCTTTGCCTATTTTAAACACCAACATCCTACGATTTTCTTCTATGTCGTAAAAATCTTGGAAGCTTTTAAAATCAGTAATTTTCCTTTCTAAAGAGTCATAATACTTATTTTTTGAATTGAATAAGAAGAACATGCAATCTTTATACTTTCCTGACTGACCGTAATCATCTAGATAGATGTTTATTAAGCCAGCACTAACCAACGGACCTAAGCTATTGCTTGAAAAAACAAAGCCGCATAAAAGCTTAGCCGTTAGATTCAGATCTTTCACTTCTGTATTCGTACTCATCAGATTTTAGGCAAAGTTATATCTCTGACACCATTATTCAAATAGTCTTCCATACGATAATCCCATAGGTCATTTTCTGTATGCCACTTAACCCTATCTATGGCTTGTTTAAAGCCCTCGTATTCAACTGTAATCTTCTTACCACCTACTTCTCCAAACTTTAATACTTCGTCTGGTACGCGGAAAACTAGGGGGTTTTCTGGCTTGGTTTGGTTAACTACAATAAACTTGAAGTCACCAAGTGTTTCGCATTCAAACTTGTCTAACATAGTTTTTAATCCATAACTATAGAAAGCTGCTTGAATATCATAACGTAAAGACCAGAAATTACCTATCCAAGAATTTAATCTATAACTAGTAGTCTTAATGTCTACAGGATAAAGAGTTTTGGTTTCTTTATCTATAATTACTAAATCGATTAGACCCTTGCAGTCAGTACCTTCATACGTAAAATAGATAGGAACTTGGTAACGAACTTCATAACGTTCAGTATTACGGAAATACTTTGCAGTAAACTTGTGCGTTAATAAAGTTTCTTTAGCTACTTGAATCTGCGTAAACTGTATTGGAGTGATAACGGTTTTGTTTTCTCCGTCTATTAAATCATAAAAGTACGCAGCACCTTCAGTCTCAAATCTTTGTTTTACTTTTTCAAAAGTGTCGCGTTTGAATCCCGCTTCTTGATAAGCAATTTCTTCTGCATCTGGATTACTTCTGTGTACAAATAAACTCCATACATAATCACCCATTTGTCCTGTAGGTCTTTCTACAGTACCGATGTGGAATTGTTCAAAGAATACGTCTTCATTTTGTGTTAGGAGAATATCTACACCATCTCCTATAATCATGTTAACTTTAGGTTCGTCAAACTCGCTGTCTGAACTATCTTCTAGATAGTTAGAAGGGTCAATTAAAATCTTCTTCAGCTTACTTTGGCTGAGAGCGTTACTTTGTAAATATTTTTCGTCGGTAATCATTCTTAATTGTAATTAAAATTGTGAAATACAACCATCCAATATGTAAATTGATAGATTGGTTAACTGTTCTAGACCATGCTATTAAAGGTACAAAATAAAAATACACATATGGTGTATTTCTTTGTCCTGTTTTTTTTCTAAAGAAATTATAAAACTTTATTTTCACCTTTTCTGTCATCATAATGGGGTTTTTCTCTTAGAATATACTCAAGAAACATTGTATTACACATTACGTGGCTGATGTGGCGACATCCTGATTCAGGATCTACATCTTCACCTCGTAAGAAAGCAAACAAATGGCGCATTAAAGACTCACTTACTTGAGTTACGGGCATACCTTTCTTCCAGTTGTCTTTGGCGTATTTTCTAGCACCATACTCTAGAACGTGTACTAGTCCTTCAAGCGAATCAAAATCTACTAACGACCACTGAGGCTTGCCGTTGTTGTAGCGTAGAGCTTGTTCCATTTGATTAGTAATTTTCATAGAATCTTTAATACCGTCAATCTGTTCTTGTGTCAAATGGCCCTCTATTTTGAAGGCTTCTTGTTTGTCTCTTTCTTTTAGTGCCTTCTCGAAGTCATCAACTACTTGGGCAATTTCTTTTTTAATCTCGTTGTTTTCCATATTCAATTTCTTTGTTTGGTTCTGGTATTTCTACTCCCAGCATATCTCTAGCAAAGTCCATTACATCTTGTATAAACCGATTGATTTCGGACTTCTTAGCTTTAGATAAAGACATAGGCACTTTTTTAAACTCTCCTTCAAATAAAATTTCTTCATAAAGAAAAAGACTTTTTAGGATAGTCATTACATCGTCTTTGGTCATTGTAGTTCCTTCTAGTTCTTCTAGTTGTTCTTTAACAATAGGAAGTACAACGCCAAAAAAGTATGCTAATTGTGGGATTGTTTTCTTTGCATCAATCCGCGTAAAACAAATCTCAACATCAATTTCAGGATCACCCATCATCAATTCTAAGTAGTAGGCTTGTAACAATTCCCTATCAACTTTAAGATGAATAGTGCCGTCAATGTTTTTGCTAAGTTTTCCTGGCAAATAAATTCTATTTATTGACATCTTTATCCGTGTTTAATTTTTCTACTTTTTCTACTCTTTCTAATTGTTCCAATAGTTTAAAGGCTAGCTCTTCTTCTTCATTAATGAGTTTGTCTTCTCGCAATCTGCGCTTAAAGGCATCGTCAATTTTTTTAATAAAATAAGAATTAGCTGCTTTAGCATCGTTGGCTGCTTTTTTAAGTTCTGGATTAAGAAACTCTCTAATCCACTGATATTGGATATTCAGGGCCCGTGCTAACACATAGGCCCTTCTTATATCCTTTAGTTTTTGTTCTTCACTTAAACTCATTAGGGGGTTGGAACGTTTTTAAACTCCTTAAATGCTTCTTCAAGTGTTTGTATTTCACTAGGTGTTAGTTCCCAATCTACTTCCTTGAAGTCAGCAAATATAGCATCTAAACTATCATAAACTCCGTCACTTATCCACACTATAATATCCTCCCAAAAAACTTCAGGATTATTTTTTGCTAAGTGCGCTCTATAAGTTGCAGGTATGTGTTGCATCATTCCAGCTTCGTTCATTTCAAAGTCTCCTGCAAAGTTCATCCCTGGCTCTGAGTAGAAACCCGAAGCGTTAAGTTTATAAAACTTACAGATTTTTACAAAGAAAGGCAGCATAGGGCTCCAAGCACTATCTCCCCACATCTGTAAAGTGTCTTCATCAAAACTCCAGTAAGGTTCGAACCACTTACTTCCGTACTTCTCATACACATCTTCACTAGAGTCCGCCCAATTATCTGCTTTTTTAAATAGGATAAAGTGGTAATTTGCACCATTTAACCATAGAGAATTTTCGTCTGAAACTGTAGTCGGTATTGGAAGTCCTTGGTCCGTGTATGCTTCTTTGAGGCGATTTTCTTGTGCTTTTTGTAAACGTTTTTCGAGTTTTTTTAGTTGCTCCACATCACCTGTGAAAGTGATGGAGTTGTAACAATAATTTGCCATTAAATAATTCTTTTGTTAGTTGGTTTAATTTGTGGAGGTTTAGGAGGCTTAGGTGGTTTAGGTCGCTTAAATTCTTCTGCGTTCCTGGTTTCCTGCCTAACTGCTTCTCTCCGTTCTTGTCTTTCTTCCCATACCTTACCTCGTAAGTCGGGATTGTGTTCCTGTAACTTTCTACGAGTTCTAGTAATAAGGTCAGAAGAAACCAGTTCATTTCGACCTAGTGCTTTTAAAAATTCTTCAGCAGTTTTACCTTTTACAAGGTCTGCTTGAAAGTAATAATAATAATTAGCGACTAGTTTGCTGTCTTCATCCCTGGTTTCTGGTCTTTCCCTTAATAGTTTTTCTACGTTGTCAGTTACACTTCCGTTAAAATAATCAGAACTGTTACTCACAAATTATTCTGCTG